TTCTGAGCAGCAGCCTTACCGACTTCGATCTCAAACTCGGCAGCCCGACGAGCAGAAGCATCGCTGGGGTTAGCGAGATAGTTCAGTGCGCGAGCAAAGCTGAACGAACGGGTCTCCTTGTCGGAGAGGCCAACATCATTGGAAGTGACGTCAGCAGAGCGAATGACTTGTTCCACGGGTTGAGTGCCGAGTTTTTCAAGGACAGCAGCACGAGCTTCATCGATAGTGCGACCACCATCGATCAGCTCGCGAGCCAGGTCTTGCATCTGGTGCTTTTCGCCCAGTGCGCTGATGGCGGCGATACGGGTACGCTCGGCCTCGACGGCCTCGGACCGGATCACCTCCAGATCTGGAGTGTTTTCCATTTCGGGTTCAGGTGTTGGTGATGCGGCTGGGGCCGCTTGAACAACGGTCTCATCAGTTAGAGACCTGCCGATTCCAATCGTAGGGTCAGCAGGTATAGAGACCACACTGACTTCGTAAGGCGACCATCGAGTAGCCACGAAGTCATCTCCGCGCTCTTCCATCTTGTCGATCGAATAGCCGAAGCTGATGCCGCGCAAAATGTTATCGCGGACATCATCCAGCACTTCCTGCGCAAACTTATTGCGCGAGAAGCGCACCTTGACATAGCCGCGCTTTTTCTTCCCGTCGACCCAAGCGCGCTCCACAACGCCGACCACCCGGTCAGGATCGTGGTTGAACAGCAGCGGCGCACCATCGTTCAGGCGTTCCAGATTCGCGGCATCCATCTCGTGACTCAGCACCTCGTTGCCGAAGTACCGCATCACCGGATACTCGGAGCTGAACGGAAATTCAAAGCTCCGCTCATCATCCAACGCACGGAATGAGGTCACCTCAGAGCGCTGGAACTTGCCGCCCTCCGTCGCGCGAATCGGATCGATCTTGGTCAAAGTGCTGAAGCGATGGCCCACCATCGTCTCAGTCGCCTCGCCGTCGCGATAAATCCGAATCAATGCCGCAGGATCCTCCTCGCTGGCATCGATGCTGAATTCAGTGCCAGGCACACCCAAAGTGCCCTCGCGCATCACATGCTCGATACGACCGCGTGCGCGACCGCCAGAGCTGTTCCACGACACAAAATCACCCTCCTTAAGCGCATCAGGTGCAGCGCGTTTTTCGGTCACAGTTTCGACCTCAATTTCTTCCACTTTAGAGCGCTCACCTGTTGCCTCTTCAAATGCAAGGGGCTCATAATCGCGCTCGCGCAACCATGCACGCGCTTCGGCAGCAGTGAACTCACTCAGCTTGAACCTGATTGCCTGCAGTTCAGCACCGCTCTCTCCGGTCTTGATGCCAAAGATGAAATCAACACCCTTGCCAGCAGCGTTATTGCGGCGGCGGAAACGGTCGTATTGACCAGGATCGCGCAACCTTGCCGCATGCTCGTTTGGATAAGGGCGACCCTCTTCCATCTCGGGCGACTCTTCCATCAATCGCTCCGGGATGATCCAGAACTTGCAGACGCCTTCAGGAGCAATGTCACCGCTCACAATCTCGCAAGCGCGCGGCCCTGCATAAAACACGCAATTCGCGCACACCATGCCATCACCCGCAAACGGGCTTTCGGCCATGTAATGCGAGCCATGCGGTCCAGCATCCTGGCCAAACTGGCCAAGCTCTTCCGCAATCTCTTCGTAAGCCTCATATAACTGCACCTGTGGCGCAGTCAAATCAGCCGTCAACTCTCGATCTGAGTCCATACGAGCCACAAGTGCATCACTCCATGTTTTACCCGGATCACCTCCCCAGGCTGCCCACGCCACCCTGCCGGGCGATGGATACCCTTCCTCTCCAACCTTGAAGCCCTGCCCCTGCTTATCCACCTCATGCCGCGCAAACCATGCGCTCATCGTGCGGATCGTCTCGTCACTCAGCTCATCACCACTAAGGATCTGACCTGCACGCCGAGCAGCAACATCAGTGCCACCCTTGCGACCTTCATCCTTCCAAGCGCGGTAACGCCGCGCCTCCTCCTTCATTCCATCAGTCGGCATCGCGCCCATCAGCCTTCCTCCTGCGGTAGCGGTTGATCAGCCGGAAGCATCGGCTGCTCAATAATGTCCCGATCCAGTTCCACGCCTAGCCGCTCAGCAGCACTCTGCTCGCGCGCAATCTCGGCCAGATTTTCATCAAAATCACCGCCAAGCTTTGCCACAATCTGCGCTTTCGTCATATAGCCCGCCTGCTCCATCTCGCGGTAAGCCTTTACCTCTTTCAGCGGATCAACCCAATCCCAGCCGCGCGCCATCCAACGCGGTGTGTCATAACGCTCCGGCCGCGCTTCAAAATCGTCAAACGGCAGCTCACCAGCAAGCACCGCAAGCGACAGCCACTCGCGGAATACACGCATATGAAAATGCTCAATCAAATACGCTTGCACCACCTTCCAGTGCTCGCGATCTTCCAGCAGCGATAGGCGGCTGCTTGAATAATTGGTATCGCTAAAGTCACGGCTCAATGTCTCATATGAGCACCCAAAACCACTCGCAAACCTGCGCACCTTATTGCGCACAAACATCTCAAACTGCTGATCAGGTGAATCAATGTTCGGCACCGTAACGTTCTCACCCGGCATCAGATACTTGAACATGCCTGGCTCAAATTCGCTGATCCGACGCTCGTTCTCAACGTCATCAGCGGTAAGCTCGCCCTCCTGATTGGTAATAAAGCCCATAATCGATGCGCCAGCACGCGCGCGGATCACAGCAGCTTCCTCGTAACCCTGAAGCTGGTGCGCGTCTGACATCACAGGATGGAACCACGGCACGCCACGATGTTGCTGTGGCCGCTCTGGGATAAACAAATGGATGACATCTTCCGCCGGCAGGAAGACATGCTTTTCGTTTCGTTGCGGAGCGTTCTGGAACCAGTAGTCACCTGGATGGCGCGTGAGGAAGGCGTACCGCACAGGGCGGCCCCATTCATTGACCTCTACGCCCATCCGCCATTCGTTCCCATCGGCGAGGGTTGGGCCTTGATACTCCTCATCCAGATAATCAGCCTCAAGCATCTGGAGCGCCAGTGGCACCTTCCCACCGCCGAACGGCCTGCGCACAATCCTGAACAGCGCCTCCCCTGATTCCGGCAGCGCGCCAATCGCCAGCCACTCCATCATGTGGAAGCTATGGCGCCCCGCTACATCGCAGTGCTGAGCGCGGCACCAAGACGCCCACTTCTGCTCAATCAAACTATTTGTACGCTCGTCTCGACGATTTCCGCGAAGCAGCGTCACCTGCGACTGCATCTTGATGCCGCTGCCGACAACATTGATCTGTGTTGTCCGCTTTGCCTGCTTTGCGTACGGATTATTCCGCACCATCTCGCGGCTGCGGTCGCGTAGCTTCCGCAAACTGGTGCGAATCTCAGCATCCGCACTTGCCTGCGTCGCCATCCAATCGCTAGTCAAGCGACTGATCATTGCGCCCGCATAATTCCGCCTGCGCACTGGCGGCAGCGCCTTCTGAATCGGCTGAAGGCCAAAACGACGCAAAATCTCAGTGCGGATGCCCATCAGCCGTTACCAAAACGGATAAACAGATTGTTTGGGTCGCCGAGACCCGATGCAATAATCTTCGCCTTATTCTCGCGCACCACTGTCGCCTTCAATTGCGACTCCAACGCAAGCAAATCGGCTAGGTCATATCGCTTCAAGCTGCGATTGCCAATCCTGTACTCCTGCGTCGCACCACCCGTCATCAACGAGCGAATTGCCGCCTGAACAGCGTCTAGGTCTTTCTGCGCCTGCGTCCGACCATCAAACGCCGCAGGTGAGCCCGCATAAGCCAGCGATGCCTGAACCTCAATCTGGCCCCTGCTGTACTCAGTGACCGCACCACCGCTGATCGCAGTCAACACAGCCTGGAAATACCAGCCAGTGCTGGCATCCATCCCAGCGCTGGTCGCCGCTGGAATCGTGGTCTTCCAGCCATCCGAATACGCAACCCCAGTGACGGTCACGCCCTCGCCCGCTGTATTCAGCCGGAAATAATACGTTAAATTATGCGTTGCACTCGTTACCGCATTTCCAAACAAGTCAGTCGTCGCAACGTCGGTCCACACCACGTCCACGCC